AACGATAGATCCGCTATCCATTATTGTTAATCCAGAAGCGACCATATAATGTTTACTAGGAAGGACTACCTCATCATCAATTTCTTTACGGCCAACAAATCCTTGAGCTTGAACAGCTCCGCCGTCCTGCACTTCTGCATTACTGTTTTGAATAGTGTCTGCGTCGTTACCTACCCAACGAGTAATACGTTTATCGTTAGTAGATCCAACTCTAGTCACTCCAGAGCCGGAATTAGTTCCTACAAGGTCAAAAGTTCCGGTAAAAACGTTTAGCTTAAAGCCCATAATTAATCAACTATCCACATAGAACCATTCCAATATTCGCGTTGAAAGCTGGAAAGGTTATTTTTAGTAGCGTCTGTGTAATTAATAGTCACGCGTTCTACTGGAGTTGCTCCTCCGCTTAGAGACGTCGTAATTACTTCTTGCGTTGCGGAAGGGTAAGTCTCTGTTCCACCACTGTATGGTCTTGTTAGAAGTTGTATGGTTTTAATAGAGCCATCGGCATTAGGCTCAATCGTATTACCATTCTGACCTTCGAGCTGTACGACATTATCTCCAGCTAACTTGACATCTAGTGCGTATTTAGCACCTTCTGTGGAGATTGTTACATTATTTACGCCGTCACTAATAGCGATATTATCGCCATCAGCAGCATCTATCTCTACTTCCAATACGCCAATAGTTGCTGTAATTTCAGCATCTACGCGCAAACGATCAGTAGTTTCGTCAAAGGACTGACGAATTACCTGACTATCGTCTAACTGGGTATAAGGAGCATTAGGGCCTGCCATTTATATAGTATCCTCTATATAATAGTTGTTAATCTAAGAAAGCACTACGTCTTGCGCAAGAACCGGCATAGTTTCGAATTGTCCGGGAGGTGCTGGTATGCCTGGTAGCTGCGTTCCTTGACCATTAGGACCAACTACAACGTCACCCTCTTGAGCTAGGCCTTGCTGCCCTTGCATAAGATCTGCATTAGCACTAGCTGCTATATTATCTTTATTGCCTAAAGGCTGCGCTCCAGGAGGCGCCGCGTTAGGATCTAATACCTCTGGTTGTGGACTAGGAGTAGGCGGTAGCGGCTGTTGACGTAATACCATAAGAAGATCTGGGTCCACGTTACGCAAGGCGTCCATGTGCGCTTGAATATGATCCATTACGTTTCTAATGTATGCAGGATCTTCTCTAAGCTCTGGATCGTTTAGAACTTCGCTATGCTTCTCAATGTGCGCCGCATGTAAGTCTGTAGGAGCTACTAGAACTGGCCTAGACTCCATAAGTTTCTCGTTCTCACGTTGCATGAGCAGTATTTGACCCATATCTCCTTCGTATACCGCGTCGAGTCTGCCTGTAGTAATGACTTGGAAGTATTGAGCTGGGTTCTTAATGAGCTTCATCTGAGCTAGCTGCTCTGCCATCTGTACTCGGCCTGCCGTAGTCTTAGCGAGCGGATTACCAACATCTACTATGACTCGGTGAATGGCGCTAATGTCCTCGCCTACGAATTCTTTGAGGTAGGTCTTGTTGTTCTTACCTACAAGAGCCACTACTTTAGGTGAAGTAGCGAAGTCTTTTAGGATATTAAGAAGTCCAGTTCCAACATCTTCGATGAGCTTAACATAACTATGTTGAAGTCCTGATTGGAATTGAAGTGACATGGCCTGTACCATTGCAAGTGCTGTGCCGGATTCTAAGCTGGCTTGGGGAGCGCCGCGAGATACTGAGCTAACACCAGCTAGCGTCTCCATATCTCTTACATACAGCTCTAGCGATTTAAACAGCTCTGCTGGCGTCTCTGTTAGATTTAGAGACTCAGGCTTAACGGTAGATTTTACTACGTTCATTCCGCCAGACAGGCTCTCTACTACAAGATCTGATCCTGGTGGAACCCATACGTTCTGAACTCCAAAGGTCGTCTGGTTAGATGCTATGGCACTATGCGTGCTATTAACCATCTCTTGCAGCGGGAAGATATCGAACAGTGAGCTGTATCCATAGGGAGTACCCATGATATTACCAGCGCTTATTCTGTATACAGGGATCTCTCGGTATGGGAGTCTGGTGTCTAATAGTACGATATCAGAATCCAGGAACAGCATATAACGACCATCTGGCACAGCCTCTGTACGCTCATGGAAGAACTCGTATACTGGAATGTCGTCAGTATCGTCGTTACTCCATACAGATAGCTTTAGATGTGATACTTCAGTATTTGTAGCAACGTTAGCAATCTTTTCTGCCAGCTCAGGGTACTTAGCCATAAGATTGAACTTATTAACAAAGCTTCTTGTGAGTAGCCACTCATTGTCCCAGCGCTCTTTGGTGCCGTCGAATACTACGTCGAGAGGAGATAGTACGGTAAACTCAAGTTCACCTTCGTAATTGAATTCTCCTGAATCAGGATCTACGTCGTACTCTTTTCCGCCAGTAGCATTCCATTCCATCTTAACAAAGCTAGCTCCTAGAACGATTGCTTGCTCTGCGGCATCTCTAAGGCAGCTTTCCAGATCTTTCTGGCGCATGTAGTATTCTAGAATTCCGTTAGCTAGATATGCCTGTGACTGAGACTTGTAGTCCGTATTGATTGCCTGGGCTTGCATAACAGGTCGACTAGAAGTGACCATTACGTGAATATTCTGCCCAAGGTTCCTGAAATGGTTTACAGGAAGCTGTACAAGTTCGCCCTGCTCTCCTGCAAAACTAATCTCATGATTCTCGCCATAGCCGTTATTATATTGACCATAATAAGCTCTGTACATTTTCTGCAGGTTTGTGAGGTAGGCGTTGTAGCCTACGTTCGTCCTATAAAAGGAGCTGGCTTTATTTAGGAGCGTTGCGGCGCAATTCTCTGCTTCGCTTGCTGCAAAATACTTATTTGGGTCCTGGGCCATAGTTATCTCCTTTTACGACCGAATATTTTTTGGAAGGCTGCGGAGTGCCCTGAGGCATAAAACTCCGAAGGCCTTGCTACAAAACTATCTTTTAGATTAATTCCATAATGCGCTGGGTAGGGATTATGATTGTAGTTAATAGAACGTAGTAGATAGCAGGCGGCATCCACTGCGTCATAGTGTCCATCTCCGCCACTTCTAGCGAAACGCCTGGACTGCTTGCCCATATTGTAAGAAGGGCGTTTATCCCACTTAGCGTTCTTAATGTGTCTAATGAGGGTCTTACACTTGGGATTAATTATAATCTTCTCATTGGCTATCATAACGCGCATATTATTAATAGCCGCGTCTTTATCGTCTTTCTTAGCCAATTGGAACATTAGCTGATGATTGGTAAGCCTTCTAAGCTCTTCAGTTACAATCATATTAATATCACTAACTCTAGCGGTAGGCTTTATAATCTCCCCAGTATCTGGATTATTAAAAACCTGCGCCTCTTTGAGTAGAATGTCCTGAGCAAATATTGGCAGCTTTAGATCAGTACCCTTAACTACTAGCTCGTCCTCAAACACTACCTTATCATTCTTGTAGTCGAAGTAAGCCATGACTACTACAGTTAGATCGTGGTAGCCTAAATCCATTCCAACGTAGGCGTGATAAAACGGAGGTCTTGGCCATTCCTTAACTATCTTGGCCATAAGAGCTTCATCGGCTTCTGGGAATACTGTGGTTTCTTCTGACTTATGTACTTCGCAAAGATACTCGCGTCTAAACTTTAAGCTGTTTACTCCGCCATACTGCTTTATAATACCATCCCGTTGAGCTTCGGTTAATAGCGGGTTATCATATATGGTCATCTTAACTAGCATGTTATTAGCTTCAGCTTCTTCTTGGAAGATGAAGAACTCGTGATCTAGTTCTTCTGGAGGCGTAGTCGACAGTACGATCTTGCCTCCCGTGTGGGTAGTCGTAGGCAGCAATATGGACTTTACAACTTCTTCTAACTGGTTACAAAACCCAGCCTCGTCTACTAAAACAAGGGAAGCCTTTATACCCCGAAGACGCTCGTAGTGGCCCCCGTCAGTACCGGCTAGGCGTATCTGACTGCCGTTGTGTGAAAACGTGTACATATAGTCTGACTTGTTATATTCAGGCTTAAGCTCTGGAGGGCAGTCTTCTAGCAGCTCTGTAAACTTCTTATCGAAGATGGTCCTTGCGTGCACTTTAGTATCAGTTACAATAATAATAATCGAATGCGGTTTACGCAGAGCCTGTTCTAAGGCCAGAAGACCTAGCGCGAATGACTTTCCTGTCTGTCTAGAAAGTAGCCATACCAGCGTCGAGTGATCTGGAGCATCATAGAAAATATCATAAAGCTTTACTTGAGCGCTATGGCATTTCCATTTGAGATTGCCACGCCTCCATAACTCGTCTGTAATGGCTTTCTTACTGACTGTCATTTTGTAATTTCTTAATTAGCTCTGAGTCTGTAAGATTTTTAGCTGACGTGTTAATATCCTGAGGGCTAGTTCTGGTGAGCTGGGTAAGCAGCTTGGTATAGATTTCAACTTTACGTGCTTCTTCTAGAGTTAGCTGCTGGTGATCGGATATACGCCTAAGCATTGACAGCTGTTGCCTGCAGATAAGCTCTTCTTCGTTGATTCTAACAGCAGTATCTACTACAAGATCTGTGCCAGTAGACGGAACTACACCATTTAATAGCTCTTGCAGGTGTTTCTTTTCTGCTTCAGCCTGAGCTAGCTTCTTTGTAAGCTCTATGATGGTCTTATTTTGAGCGTCAGCAAACTTACGAAGTTCCGCCTCGTTCTTAAAATCAAGAATCATGTGCTCAAAGCTCATTATTTACATTCTCTTTGTGATTACGCCTAGTTTTGAAGCGCCAACAGCATTGCGCAGCTCTTTCATCTCTTCGCGCATAAGCTCAACTTCACGCATAATCTTACCGTCACGGTCTAGAATCTCTCTAGACTCGACTTTAAAGGTGAGATAGCTCAATCCAGAGTACATAAGACCAAAAAATACAGCAAATCCCAGCTCCACTACGGAGTTATTAGACATGACAGCGGCCTTGGCTCCCAAAAGGCAAGCAAGGCCTATGAGAATACCCTTAACATACTTATTCATATACA